CATCGGCCTCGGGCATCACGGTGGTGTCGACGTCGATGTTGTGCTTGGCCAGCATGTCAAGCTCAAGGCGGCGCTGTTGCACCACGTCTTCAATGTCGTCACCCGCGCCGGTGAGCTCGATGACCTTGGTGAGCGTCATAAAGCCGGCCTTGACCGCCTCTTTGTAGGCCGTGACCTCTTTGGTGGGGTCGACATAGGACCAGCCGCGGAACTTCCAGCGCACGGCCTCATAGCGCTCGGGGTCGCTGAAGTACTGCTCGGCCGTCAGGCCCGCAATGGCGCCGGCCAGCGTGGCACGCTGCATGAACACCGCGTGCAGCGGCTCGCGGAAGCTGCGCACCCACCACTGCTGCAGCACCATCCACAGGTCACGATCGTCCAGCCGCGCCAGGCGGCTGGAGCTGTAGTTGCTCTGCGAGTAGTCGCGGCTGAGGCTTTCATAGCTGACGCCGACCGCGGCCGCGGTTTCGCGCAGCATGTAGCGCATGAACGGATCGAGCGCGGTGTTGGGCCGGTTGGGCGCGTGGAAGTCGAGCTTTTCACCAGGGTTGAGCCCCTGAATGACGCCGGGCTCGATGTCAATGCGGCGGTCGCCGCTGTCTTCCTCCACGCCGGCCAGCGGGTTGTCGGCGTCGCTGCTGATGGTGCCAAAGTAGTTGGCCGACATGCGCGCGGCGGTGAGCTCGGCGCCGCTGTACTCATCCATGTCGTGCAGCTTCTTGATAGCTGCATGCATCCAGGGCTCGCCGCGGGTTTGCGGCCAGCGGTCGGTGAGCTTCAGATGGATGATCTGCTCGGCCGGCACGCGCGTGAAGCGCTGCGAGCCTTGCGCGTTGGCGCGCAGGTCGCCGGGGTGCGATTCGCGGATCCAGTAGGCAATGGGGCGAAAATACTCGTCTTGCTCGACGCCCATGCGCACGTTGGCTGGCACCGCTCCGCCCGGCGTGGTGAACTCATCGGCCAGGCGCTCGGCCTCGATGATCTCGAGCGCCAGCGGCACCTGCGATCCACCCATGCGGCGGTTGTGCAGTCGGATGATGACCTCGCCGGCCTCGAACACCTGGCCCATGCCCATGCGCTCGATCTCGTGAAAGTGCAGCGCGGCGCCCACATGGCAGTGGCGCGCCTTGGACCAGGCGGCAAAGGCAGCCTCGATCGCACTGTTGAGCGGCGCGCGCAGCTCGCCACGCGTGGCCATGACCTGCGCCTGCATGCCGACACCAGAGCCGACCACGTTGTTTTGCACCAGCACCTTGGCGCGCTTGGCGTAGCCGGCATCGCGCACCAGCTGGCGCGAGCGGGCACGCAGCTGCGTGAGGCTGAGCGCGAGCTCGGCATCGGCGCTGGTGTTGCTGTAGCCGGCAAACCCGGCCGTCAGGCGGCTGCTGCGGGCGGCGCCGTACATGCGCAGCCCTAGGCGCTTGGGGGCCAGCATGCGCGCCAGGCGGTGGCGAAGGCGGTCAAGCATCAGCGATACCCCACGACGTAACGGCGCGACACGCCGAGCTCGGCGTTGACCTGCGCTTTGTAGTAGCCGCGCAGCTTGAGCAGCTCGTCAACCGTCATTCGCTTGAGACTGCGGCCGGCGATGCTCATCTCCTGCTGGTCCACCGTGGCGCGGTTGGCAAGCACGGCGTTAATGGCGTCGAGCGCGGCCTCAGCCTGGCTGCGGATGTCCGCGCCCTGCGCAACCGTGGCTGGGTTGACCTGCACGGTTAGCGAGCCGCTGCCCAGGCTCTGCCGCTCGCCGGCTTTTTCGACCCACCGGAACCAGTTGTAGGCGCCGGGGGTCCAGGCGGCCGTGGCCGTGGGCGTGGCCTGCACCCGGTAGTCCGTCGTGTTGACGGTGGTGGCGGTGATCTCGACCGGCGCCTGCACCGGCGCGGTAAAGCGCGGCACCAGGCGATACTTGAGCACCCAGGCAGCGGTGGCCGGGTAGTCGGCGACCACGTCCGTAAAGTCGAGCGTGTCGCCTGCGATCAGGCTGTCGACCATGCTCATGCGGGTGCCTTTCCAATGCGGCGCCGCGTGCCCTGCACGCTGGCGCTGCCAATCCGTTGCGACGTGTCTTGCACGCTGCTGGGGCCAATGCGCCGCGTCTGGGCGATGACCTGCTGCGTGTATTCGCTGGCGCCGAAGGTGCCGCTGCCGGCCAGGCCGGGCAGCAGCGTGGCGAGCACGTTGAACGTGCGGCCGGGTGCGACGCCTTGCGCCGCAAACACACCGCCCGCGATGAGGCTGGCGGTGCTGATAAGTGTCACGCCATTGGCGGTGACCGCGCCCGCGCCGCCGCTGGCACTGCCAGCGATGAAGCTGGCCGTGGCCGTGAGCGTGACGCCGCTGGCCGTGACGCCGGCGCCGCCAGTGGCCGTGCCAGCGATGAGGCTGGCGGTGGCCGTGAGCGTGACACCGGCGCAGGTGGCGGCACCCGTTGCAGTGCCCACCACCAGACTGGCGGTGGCGGTGAGCGTAACGCCGTTAGCGGTTGCGCCGCTGCCGCCGGTGGCGGTGCCAGCGATGAGGCTGGCGACCGCAGTGACGGTAACGCCGTTAGCCGTGCTGCCGCTGGCCGGCTGGTTTAGCAGCAGCAGCAGCATGGGGTTACGGCGTCAGGTTAAAGGTCAGGGTGCTGGTGTTCTCGATGGCGTCATCGACGCGGGTGACAAACGCGGCCGGCGTCTTGATCTCCGACGGCTGGTGCACAGTGACTTGGATGTCGGCGGCGGCGGCCAGGTGGATGCTCGGCACGTAGCCGTTGCCGATGACGACGGTGGCGCCTTCGTCCTCGGTGCTGCCTTGCGCCATCTCGACGTTGAGAATGTAGAACGGCGTGCCGCTGTTGGTGCCGTGTTCGTCGTCACGCACCATCACTTCAACGGTGCAGGGTTTGGTGGGCATGGAAGCCTCCTTTATGCGTAGGTGATGACGCCGGCGGCGTCGTTGAGGGTGACCGCTGTGTTGTCGGTGGTGCCACGGCCGCCCGTGATGGCCACGCTCATGGCGGCGGAGAAACCGACGCCTGCCTCACCGAAGTCGATCGGCGTGGGCGCGCCGTTGGCCGCCAGCGGGATGTCCAGCACGGCCGCCGTGGTGCCCAGCACCACGGAGCCGGCGGCAGTGTTGTAGACCTTGAGATACCGCAGGCTGGTCGCCGTGTTGATGACCACGCCCTTGAGAAAGCGGCCAGCCGACGCCTTGACCGCCTGCGCGGCCGGCGTGGCCGGGCAGTTAAGGTTGATTGGCGTGCTGCCGCCCGTCGCACTGCCGCGGTACTGCACGCCGACGTCACCAATCGCGGCGGAGCCTGCAACCAGCGCGGGCTGCGTGAAAGAGACCGTAAACGTACCTTGACCGGACACAGGCAGCGCGGCTTGTGCTCCCAGCGGGCGCACGCCAGCCAGAAACGTAGGCGCGTTTACGGTGTCTTCGACGCAAACAAAGCCTACCGTCCAAGTGGTTGTGCTGGCGGGGGCCGTTGTGCCGTTGAACGACCACAGGTAGAAGTACAGTTCAACGTCGTCGTCGGGGATGTTCTCGATCCGGCTCGCTCGGGTCGTGACGGTCGGCGTCGTGCTTGACGCGACTAACGCGTCGGAAAAGCTGACATTGCGACCATCCGTGTACATCTGGATGACGTGACCCGGTGACGCGGTCGTGTTGATGGTCGCGGTGGTGTCGCCACTATTCCAGCCGCGCCGCTGTGCATCGACAGATGCGCTGGTCGCCGTCGTGCCGGTGTACAGCGTGCGGATGTAGTTCCAGCCGAACAAATCCACCGTGCAGGAACCCGAGGCAGGCCAGCCCGCCACGGTGAAGTTGATCGTGTCCACGCTCGGGACGGACGCAATCGCGTAGCGGCCCGGCACACCGTTTGCACCGGTGATCGCCCCCACGAACATGAACTGCCCGACGTTCTCCGCAGTCAAGCCGTGCGCGGTCTTGGTGACCGTGATCGACGTTGCGCTGTTGATCGTGCAGCTAAGGCCCTCGCCGACCCGATCGGCCAGCATCGCCACGAAGTTGTTGTTGGCGATCCGCTGACTAAGGATGGTCTTAGCGCGCGCCGTGAACGCGCCCATAAACGCCTGCGTCGAGCGCGCAAGAAATTCGCTGTTGGCGGTCGTCCCGGTCGTAATTAGCAGGTTGCTCGACCCCTGCGTGACACCAACGCCGGTGCCGAGCCGGCGCTGTGTGAATTCGGCCGCAAGCAGGCTCGAGCCAGACGCAGCAAAACCGACCGACCAGATATCGCACGGCGCTTGCCGTACTACTGCGCCCGCGTCGGTGAATAGCGGATTTTTCGACAGGACGCGCATGTGCGTCGTCGAATCGGCTAGGCCGTCGGTGAGCTTGATGCGCTGGTACTGCTGACCGCTGATGTCGTCGGTCGCGACGATTTCACCGGTCCCAGGCAGGGTGACGTTGTCAGCCATGGCGCTTAGTTCTGAATCCGCAACGTGCTGCTGTTGAGCGTGAACGTGGCGCCGGTGCTTACCACGTCACTGCCGAAGTCGTTGATGGCGATCAGCTCATCGGCCGTGGCGGCACCGCCGCGCCGTTTGTAGTAGACGGCCTTGCGCGCGGTGATGGTGCTGCTGCTCCAGCTAGTGCCGCCGAGGGTCACGTCGAGCCGGTCATTGGCGGTGTCTTTGGTGACAGTGACGGTGACCACCTGCCCGCCCGCGCTGTAGCCGCCACCGGCGGCGACTTCGTTGGTGACGTCGCTGCGCTTGAGGTGGGTGTCTTTGTTCTCGCTGTAGCCAGACGTGGTCAGCATGACCCAGAAGGCGTCCGTGTCCAGATCGATGGCGCCGCGCGCCCAATCTTCGAAGAAGCTGTTGTAGATCAGGCTGGCCATGGGCTACCTCAAAAAGCGGCCGACAATGCGCGGGCCGCGGCGTGGTTTTGTTGGAGCTGGCGCCGCCGGGGGGGGCGGCGTTGCCTCAAGTGCCGGCTGCGCGGCGGGGTCTTGCGCGGCCTTCGGTTCATCAATCAACGAGGCGGCCTGCCGCAACAAGGCCTCGCGCTTTTGCCAGTCCAGCTCGCGCCAGCGCGGCATCCCAAGGTAGTGCGCGGCAGCGAGTGCGTAGACGGCGCAGTCGAGCGCTTCATTGCGGCGCCCGGCGGGTTTCATCCATTCGAGCCGCGGGCGGCCATTGCGGTATTTCGTGACCAGCCGCTCAGCCGTGAGCTGCTCGAAAACTTCAGACGGCAGCCACTTGCCCAGGTGAACAAAGCCGGCACCGGGCTCGGTCAGGCGCAGGCGGCCATAGAGCGTGGCCTTGCCGGTGTCACTGCCAACCGGCCACAGCTTCACGCCCTTGCGCACCTTGAGCCCGCGGTACGTGACGTCGATGTCGGTCGGCTTGCCGAGCACGGCCTTGCCGGCCTGGCTCTGGCCCTTGATCGCAATGACGTGGCGCCAAGCGCGCTCGCGGGCGAAGTTGTAGACCTCTTGCGTGTGGTGACCACCGGAGTCGATGGCCGCCGCGTGGATCCGCATCCGACCACCGAGGGCGTGCTCGAATTCGGTGGTCAGTAACTCGTCCACCTTGCGCCAGGTGGCGTCATCACTGGGAGAGCCGTAGGCGATCTCGCGCTCAACGATGCCACTGCGCTCGCCGCGGCCCCAGGCCCACACGTAGACCTCGACGCGATCGGCCTGCACGTCGCAGCCGGCGGTGAGGATCAAGCCCCACGCGGGCACCTGCCGGCGCGGCAGATCCTCGGCGCGCTTGGCAATCTCATGCTCACTGACGCGGTCGCCGTCGTCTTCCCAGGTTTCGGCCAGGACCGTGTTAGTCCAAACCTTGAGCTTACTGACATCGCCGCCCTTGGCGGCCTCGTTGGCGTCATAGAACTCGGCGACCGCCTGCTCCCAGCTGTACCAGCCGAGCGGCGAATACAGCGCGGTCAGATGAAAGCTCGCCACCTGACCGCGCTCGCGCTCGCCCACCCAGCGGCCGTGCGCAAGCATGTACGGCTTCTCGTGCTCGGCTATCAGCGTGCCGCACGCATCGCAGGCGTAGCGCACGCTTCCGGGGATCGGCGCTCCTACGTCGTCGCGCACCCACTTGATCTGCGGCCACCGCAGCACTTGATGCGTGCCGCAGCTAGGGCAGGGCACATGGTAGCGGCAACGGTCGCCGGCATCGAAAGCCTGCTCAATGCGGCTATATCCCTTGACCGTCGGCGTGCTGGTCTTCAGGATCTTTCGGCGGGCGAATGTGGCGGTACGCCGCTCGGCAAGTCCGACCGGGTCGCCCTCGCCGTCAACATCCAGCGGATAGGCGTCGATCTCGTCTAGGAACAGATAGCGCACGGGCATCGAACGAAGCCCGGCGGCGCTGTTGGCCCCGGCGATCACCAGCGTGCCCGCCGGGAAGTCTTTCGCGAGCGTCGTGTTGGCGTCGTCCCTGCTGCGGTTTTCCCTCACGCGAGACCGCAGCCGCGGCGTCTCTTCAATCATCGGCGTGATGCGCTGGCGACTGTAGCGCTTGGCCGTGTCGGTGGTCGGCTGAACCGCCATCACCGGACCCGGGCACACGTCGATGATGTAGCCGAGCCAGTTGTTGCCGCTTTCGCTCTTGCCCACTTGGGCGCCGAACATCAGCACCACCTGCTCTACACCCGACCTCTCGCTCAGCAGGTCCATCGGCTCGCGCAAGTATGGCGTTCGCTCGGTCCGGTACGGGCCGGGCTCGCTCGCGCCTTTGCTTGAAAGCATGCGATGCGCATCAGCCCACTGGCTGACAGTCAAGTCCGGCGGCGGG